TGTTCAGAACAGCTTAAAGAATTAAAGGTTCGCGCTGAACATCTAGTTGGTGTACAATATAGCGAGAAGAAGTTGCAAGAGTATGTTGCTAAATTGTATCAACCTGAATTGATTGCGAAGAAAGAGAAAAATCTTCTTGGTAATTTCAGACCAATAGCTGAAGATGTTTACACAGCAGTTCAACGCCAGCCACGTATTAAAGAATCCCATGGAACTTGGTGGGAGGCTTTTAATGGAGTAACATGGTATATCGATCACGAGTCTGGCCGCGAGCAAGAAAAGAGGTTAGAGAGTGCGTGGTTCGGAACTAAAGCATCAACAAAGCGAGAAGCATTGGATCTCGCTGTCAAAATGGCTAAGTAGCATCGTCATAGTGCTACTCCTGGTGTCGAGTTGCCAAGAGCAACAAGAGATGCGTGTATCGCCAAATTCAGTATTCACTGATGAGTCGCCGGCATTCTCTCGTTGTTCTTGTGACTCGGCTACTTTTTGTTTAACAGATCAAGACGTTATGATCGTCCACATGATTTATGCGCAAAACAATCAGAAAACAAATCAAAGAATTACAGATTGAGGATCCAATAGAAGTTTTTTGGAATGATGCGGGTGATCTTGATGGGTCTGGAGACGAAACTACTGCTTGGCGGCAATACGATCAAGCGCTAACTAGTCTTAAAGAGATCCCAGTTAAAACGATAGGTTACTTTTTCAAAGCAACTAAGTATTCGTTGTTTCTAGTACATAACGTAGAATATCAAGAAAGTAAAGAAAAATATATTGCTAACAGGTGTGTGATCCCAATAGGATGCATCACTGAAATAAAGAGGTACTAATGGACACTGACCGAGAAGAAGCACTACGGAAGTATACAAAAGTGTGGAAAGACCGTTCTTACGAAGAAAATTCTTTTTATTATCGTGGGCAAATCGTAAATGTTATATCCCAGTTAAATATGAAAAAAGATGAACATATCACAGATTGGGGGTGTGGCTCTGGTTTAACGTCCAAAGAATTCTGCGATAAAGGTTTCTTTGTTCATGCTTTAGACATCGCTCCTAATTGTTTATCAGAAAAATTAGAAGATCAATCACAATTCTATTTTTCTCAAGAATGTTTATGGGATTTATCAGACAAAGTTACTGATAGTGAATGGCTGATTTGTAATTATGTTTTAGAACATTTGCCTGAAAAGAAATTACATGCTGTTTTATATCAGATGCATAAAAAAACTAAGAAAGGAGGTTTCTTTACAATATCTTTAATAGAAGATGAATGGGGTCCTAAAAAAATGAATGAAGGTCTTCATTTGACTGTCAGAGCGGCTAGATGGTGGTATGATCAATTATCTCGTTATTGGTCAGTCACGTATCAAACGAGTATCACAAACGAAAGTATGCTTGCATACGTAGAACCTAAAAAGGAGAATGTTTATGCAGGATCCTGGCCGGACTATTGATAAGACTCATTTGTCAATAGATCAAGCAGAAGATCGTGGCTTCATACATCGAGATTACTTAGCGCATTGTTTTCGATGGAGTCACGTAGTTAAACATTTAGGAAAGAAGAAATTATACAAAAAAGCAAGAATAGTAGATATCGGGTGTGGTAAAGAGATACCTTTACTTAAGACTCTATATACTATGAAGATGACCCCGAAAGAATATATGGCGATCGATGTTAATCGCATTAGCTTTCAAGATATCCATCGTAAAATTGTAGAAAAAATGGGAGATACTAACTTTCATTTAGAAGATGAATACGATTTCTCTGAAGACTTTTCTTTTAACCCTATTAACTTTATAGATCCTCATGTAATTACTTGCTTTGAAGTGTTAGAGCACAATACTCTTCCTAAAGTTGTAAAAATTTTAGCAAATATACACGAAATAGCAAATAAAGATACCACTATTTTCATAAGTACTCCTGTCTTTAATGGTAAAGCAGCGGCTAATCATATTAATGAAATGTCTTACGAGAAAATGGAAGCTCTTTTAAGAACTAGAGACTTTGATATCATACATCGATATGGAACTTTTGCTAGTCAAAAAGAAATAGAACCAGTTTTATACGAGACAGGAAGTAATGATTTAACAATAGCTTATGAGTATCTCAAGGATTACTATGACAGTAATATTTTGTCTTGTTTCCTTGCACCTTTATTTCCTAAATATTCACGAAACGTTTTATGGGAGGTTCGCCTATGTGGAAACCAGACTTAATAGAAGACGTCGAAGAGTTTCATGAAAAATATGGATTAGAATATAAAAATCCAATTTCTCGACATTTATTACCAGAAGAAAAAGAATTTAGAGCGCGATGCATGTTAGAAGAAATACAAGAATATATTGCAGCAAAAACCTTAGAGGAGGAAATAGATGCTATCATTGATCTTATCTATTTTGCTCTTGGCACCTCTTATCGTCATGGTTTTAATTTTTATGATGGGTGGAGAGAAGTCCATAGGGCGAATATGTCCAAGGTACGAGCTACTAAAGCACAAGACTCAAAAAGAAATTTCGAATTAGACGTTGTGAAACCAGAAGATTGGAAAGCTCCTGAACTTGATGACGCCGTTGTAAAAAAAATGAAACAATCCATAATATCTCACTGGAAAGGACAATATGCCACAAAAAGAAGAAACCTCACAGACTCCGAAACAGAAAGAATCATTAAAAGCGGCGGCAAATTACCCCCTGCGCCTGATGCGGGAAGCTGAATTTATTAATAAGACAGAAGAAATAGAGAAAGAACGAGGAAAACAGTACGGACATATTTGGTTATCTCATAAACAGATAGGCGAACAGTTTAGAGTAGTGTTATCTGCTTATTATGGGAATGACCTACCACCAATTCCTCCGCATATTTGTTCTGCTATGTTACTTGGTCTTAAATTAATGAGAAGTGTTACACCAGTAGGTAAATTTCAAGAAGATGACTTTTTAGATATGTTTAACTATTTAGATTTCACAAAGAGAATGGATCCTAAAAATCCGGAGGCTACCGATGAAGACCTTGGAAAACACAGCGAATGACGCTTGGGCAGATGCCCTAGGTTCTGTTGTTCATTCAGGTATTGAAATTATTTCAAGAGGAATGAATACTAAAGAGTTAATAAATAATACGATGGTTGTTGACATGACATATCCAGAAGTTAACTTACCTGAAAGAGAATTAAATATAAAGTTCCGTGCTGCAGAAGCGGCATGGATACTTTCAGGAGATAACAGAGTAGATACTATTTCTAAATATTGCAAAGCATATAAGGCATATAGTGATGACCAGGTTTTCATGGGTGGAGCTTATGGTCCTCCAGTAGTAGATCAGCTACCTTATATAGCTAGAGAACTTGGTAACGATATGTATTCACGACGGGCTGTTCTTACCATATGGCGACCTAGACCTTATCCTTCTAGAGATGTTCCGTGCACAGTTTCTTTACAATGGCTGATTAGAGATGATCAACTTCATTGTATTGCTAATATGAGATCAAATGACGTCTGGTTAGGAACTCCTTATGACATTTTTACTTTTTCAATGATAAGTCACTATATCATAGCAGAATTTAAACGAAGTATTAATGAAGACATGGGACCAGGGGTATTATATCTAAATGCAGCAAGTTTACATTTATACGAAGGAAATTGGAAAGATGGAGAAGATGCTTATCAATCAATAGATAATATACTAGACATGGATAGTTTTTGGAAAGGAAATAACTTTGTCTTTGATAACGGAAGAGAACTCATTGACTTCCTTTGGGAGCAGGCCAACAGCTGATGAATATTTCATGGCAATGGCTATGTTGGTCGCAACAAGAAGTACTTGTATTAGAAGACAAGTTGGATGTGTATTAATAGATAATAATAATAATATCTTAGCAACTGGGTATAACGGTGTAGTAAGAGGACAACCACACTGTAATGAAGGGCATCCGTGTCCAGGAGCTTATTCTGCGAGTGGAAAGGATTTAGACTTATGTTATGCAATACATGCGGAACAAAATGCACTAATCCAGTGCAGAGACTTGACCAAGGTATACGCGTGTTTCTGTACTACTGCGCCATGTGTAATGTGCACAAAATTATTTTTAAATACGACCTTAACAAGGATGATTTATGTAGAGTCGTATCCACAGTCAAGTATATCAAAAAATATTTCGAAGAAGACGAGGACAACTGGGAAATTGGAGTGGTTGATGATGGAGGAGTCGGAGATAAAGAATGTCTTTAAACGAACCTTTTTGGCCACCTGAAAGTAGTTGGAAACCTCCAAAAGAGTTTCCAAGACTGGAAGGAATAAAATTAATAGGATTAGATTGTGAAACAAAAGATCCCAATTTATTATCAATGGGACCAGGGTCAATCAGAAAAGATGGTTATGTTGTAGGAGTTTCTATTGCCACAGACGATAAAGCCTGGTATTTCCCAATAGCTCACGAAGGAGGAGGAAATCTTGATAAAGATAAAACTATCGGATGGCTCAGAGAAGTGTTGGGTAATGAAAGTATATCCAAAGTTGGTGCTAACCTCCAGTATGATCTCGAATGGTTACGGTCGGATCTACAGTGTACCGTTAAAGGTTCACTCTACGATATTCAGTTGGCTGAACCTCTCTTGGATGAAGATCGACGAGGTGGATACTCACTGGAAAACCTTAGTCGATGGTACCTTAAAGAGGGCAAAGAAGAGGGAAAACTCAAACAAGCAGCAGACGCCTATGGAATCGACGCAAAAAGTGATTTGTGGAGACTCCACTCAAAACATGTAGGTCCTTATGCCGAGATCGATGCTCAATTGCCAATACACATATTTGCTCAGCAATCTGTCAGACTAAGACAACAGAATTTATTAGAAATATTTGAATTAGAGTCTAGTTTAATACCAGTAGTACTTGATATGAGGTTTCTTGGTGTTCGTGTCGATATCGAACGTGCTTATGACTTAAGTAAAAAAATGCTCTTTGATGAGACTGAATTATTACAAGGAATTAAAACAATCGCTGGGTATGACTTTAATCCATGGTCTTCTAAAAGTATATCTTCAGCTTTTGATAAATTAGATATAGATTATCCTTTAACAGAAAAAGGAAATCCATCAATAACAAGGGCTTGGTTAGACAATCACCCTAGCATTATATGTAACTTATTAGTACGATATAGAACTACAAGTAAAATACGTAGAGATTTTGTTCAAGGAGTTATTTTAGATCAAAATATAGATGGACGCATACATGCACAATTCCATCAGTTACGTAAGGATTTATATGGAACAAGATCTGGTAGATTTTCAAGTTCGCACCCTAACTTACAGCAAATACCGTCAAGAGATGGACAGTATGGACCTTTAATTAGATCGTTATTTTTACCTGATAAAGGATGTAAATGGGGAAAATTTGATTATAGTCAACAAGAACCAAGGTTAACTGTTCATTATGGAGAATTATGTGGATTAAATGGATCAACAAACGCAGGAGATATATATAGAAAAGATCCAAACGCAGATTATCATAAAATCATAGCAGATATGACAGGACTCCCGCGCCAAGATGCTAAAACAATAAATTTAGGCCTTGCTTATGGAATGGGTAAAATAAGATTAGCTGCTGAACTTAATAGCACTGTAACTAAAGCTGAAAAAATGTTAGAAAAATACCATGAATTAGTTCCTTTTATTAGACAATTAGCAAACAAGTGTAGTGATAAATCTATGAATTTAGGTGAAATTGTTACTATATGTGGAAGAAAGCGAAGATTAGATAATAAATCTCATCATAAAGCGTTGAATTCGTTGATTCAAGGATCAGCTGCAGATATGACTAAAAAAGCGATGTTTGAGTGTCATAAAGAAGGATGGGTACCACATATACAAGTACACGATGAACTTTGTTTTTCGTTAAATAATCCTAAAAATGAAGCTCCAAGAATAAAAGAAATAATGGAAACCGTGGTCAAATTATCTGTCCCAGTGGTAGTTGACTGCGATATTGGAAATAACTGGGCATGTAAGGAGAGTGAATGAAAAGATATTTAGTATTATTGCTTTTTGTAACACAAATGGGATGCGGTGGTCTTATAGAGTATACTATCGTATCAGCTGGAACATTAACAGGTAATATTTTAGCAGAACAATATGAAGATTATCAAGAAAAAAAGGAGAAAAAAGATGATAAAAATGATAATTAGTTTAGTAATACTTATTGCCTTAGCAGCATGCGCACCAGAAAAAAATATAGACGATAACGACTGGAAATACGTTCCTTGTAACGGAACAAATCCTGA